CGTAAACAAGGTGTACTTTCCCTTAATTAAACCACGTGGGTAGAAGTGAGTTGGCCTAAACACTTCATTTCTGTAGACAATTCTGTCTCGTAGGAAGTCATCCGGGCTGGTAGCCATTGTAGGAAACAGTTTTTCTACATCCTCCATATTGAGAGTAACTCTCAGAATGTCAGTATTGTAGAAACCACGCTCATCTTGAAGGGTTACACCCTGGTAGATAACGGCATTAATTGCTGGTACATCAAATCCTGGGTACCAAACACGTCCACCAGAATTAGAGCCAACATCATAAATGCTATCTACAGAGGTGTCTAGTTTGTCCCAGCGCCACCATTGAACAGTTTGTCCTACTGGGCGGCGAAGATCTTCAGTAATCCCTGAGAGTATTGATCTACGCTCATAGTTAATATCAAATCTGCCTGCAGGCTCATTAGCTTTCATACTTAATTAGCATTCGGAGCTTCATTAGGACGAGTTGCTTCGGTAGCAACCCAGTTAACGGTTAATGCGCCAGTTGCGCTACCTAAGGTAATGCCGCTAGTTCCGGTATTAAATACTTTATAAGAAAAACCATCAGTACCTATTGCGTAAGGCCTCACTTGTAAATTTACAGTTTGACTAGCCCCACTAAGAGTTGCAACAACAATCGGCGTGCCTTTAAACGGGTAAACCCCAGGGCCTACAAAATATGTAGAAGCTCCATTTGTGTGTAGGGTAGTGTCTCCAGAAAATCCGTAGTAGTTATCACTACCGCCTGTAGGCCAAGAAGCGCCCACAGGAAAAGTAATAGACCCAGAAATTACAAGTGGTGTACTTGTATCTCCATTATTTTTTACACTCATGAAATCTCCGTACCAAATAGGTTAAACGAAACAGTAGTAGTGCTGGCGCTAACTACTACGTGATCAAAAGGATCTAGAGTAATACCAAGAGTGTAGGAAGTAGTGGTTCCTGCAGGAATAGACGCCTGATAAACCAAGTATTCTTTTGCTACAGGCGCAGTAAGTGTAGTGGTAGACCCATTTACCTTTACACTAATGCTATATGTGGCTGTAGCAGTTCCTTGATTACATACGGTAAGGGTAGACCCAATAGCAGCTGTTGCGGTTGGAGCAGCGTAAAGTAGTACGTTTCCAGTGCTAGCAATAGAAACTGCTTGGCCTAGTACTTTATATGTTGTAGCCATGAATAGGGCCTTTCCTTAAGAGTCTAAATAAACGGTACCCGATTTGGGTTTAATTTTCAGCCTTTAACTTGAAGGCTTGTGCGGTCTATACTGATGCTTTTACAGCAGTCAGCATATGATTCACAGTCCTGTGTAGGACAACCTGTACGACAAGCCATTACGACCACGTTCCATTTGATGTAGTTCCAGGTAGTGGAGTTAAAGTAATTGTGCTGCCAGCATAAATTGTAACGCTAGTCTCACCATTTGTAGCATACTGAAGCACAGGAATTAACTTAGAAGTGCTGCCTGCAGTTCCACCAATTCTGACAAAACCTTTAATTGAAATTAACCTAAAGGGGCTTGCAGCAAGAGTACGAGATGGCTCTACAGCAAATGTAAATCCAGATGTTTGATAATAAGTTCCCATATATGTAACGGTTGCTGCAATTGCTGGAGTTATCTGTGTTGTGTTAATATTGGTAGTAACATTTATGGCTGCGCTTGAAACAGTTGCAGTTTGATTTGAACCAAAAGTGAAGTTCAAAGTCTTAGCAGTAGCCGCACCAACACCAAACATTGCAACTTGCATATCTATTGCATATGTTGTTGCATTGGATACTGTAATGCCATTTGTAGATGTAGTACCTAAACCAAATGGAGAAAATGCTGTAGTTCCAGGTGAACCTGATGATGGACTAAAAGATGAAGTTAATTGGTAATAAAGAGGTGCAGCTGCTGCTCCAGAGATTTTACTGATGTCAATTCCCGCACTTGTTGCAACATCAACATTAGTAATTAGTGATGAACTAAGAACACCAGAAGTATTATTATGAACAACGCCATTGGTATTAAAACCACTGGTTAATGTTGCACTTGCAGCAGTAATGTTGCCACTAGCAGTTACACTACCAGTGGTTACACCACCAGAAGTTTTAATAGAATCAGTAGCGGTACTACTGGTAATAATTTGATTAATGCCAACAATATTTCCTCCACCACTTGTTGTTGGAAAAGACTTATTGCCGTTTACATCCGCATACAAATTACCATCTTGGGCATAAACACTTGTAGCGGCGTTAATAGTTCCATCTACTTGTCCTAAAAAAGTTGAAGTGGCAATAGTGGTATTTAAAATTGATACATCACCTGAAAAAGTTGAAGAACCAATGTTAGCGTTACCATCTCTAATAACTATAGTATTAGAACCACCAGAAGAAGAAGCAGGCGCAGTTTGAACAGCCCAATTAGTTGAGTCAAGTGCAGGAGCATTAACGGTAGTGCCAGCAAACTTACGACGGTAAGTGACACCAAGATTGTAAGCAAGATCACCAACAAAATACTCTGTTCCAGCAGACCACTGTGCAGCAGTGTTGGTTGCAAGTTTAGATTGTACAATAGCAGCACCAGCAGCAACATCAGAATTTACAATAGTTGATGAAGTAAGCACACCATCAACAGCAGCATGAACTACACCAGTACTAAGACCAGATAATGTTGCAGATGGTGCAGTAATACCTGTTAAAAACTTTCTTGTCATATTTAGCCCCTATATATCCGTTATTAACCAATTACTGTAACAGTATACTGTCCAGCGGCAATATTTGTAGTAGTAGAAATCCATTGTAGAGTAACGTTGTTAGCGTCGGTGTAGGTAACATCTACGTCTTGAATGGCACCGTTGGTAGCACTTACATCTCCAGAACGAACTTGTACAATTACATTTACAGAGTTTAGTGCATGGTTAACAGTCCAAGAAGCAGTACCACCAATAGCAACAGTAATAGAGGGATTAGCTACAGCATACTTACCAGCAGCACTAAGGGCTGATCTAGCTGCACTAGCCGTAATAGCTCCAGTACCACCCTGAGAAATTTGAACAGTAGAAGTTAAGTTACCGTTAGATAGTACGGTGTAGTTAACAGAGTCTGTACCAATGGTGCTAATTTTATTGGTTTGAATATAGGTAAACTTACCGTTTGCTGTTCCATAAAGAACAAATGAAAAATCACCAGCACCTAGTTCTGGAAGCGTATCAGCGTCTAGTGCACGAGTTAATTTCCAAGTAGTACTCGCACTACCAACATCGCCTGCGGCCGCAAAGTAATAGATACCATTTTGCGCTGCGGTAGTTTGGTTTTTAACAAGAACACGGTCACCAGTAGCCCAAGCGCTACCTTTTAGAGCAGCTACACCATCAATGTCAAAAACGCCATTAGTAGAAGCCGTAAGTGTAGCTCCTACACCAGATGTGCCATTAGAGTAATTTACAGTTCCATAAGTTCCAAGAGATGTAAAGTCTGCAGTAGTAGCGCCTGTCACAGCATCGTGGGCATTCATGCCTGTAGCAACAGTGTCTACATAGGCTTTTGTGGCAGCATCTTGCGCAGAAGTGGGGTCTAAAAGGCTAGTAATTTTGTAGCTATTCCACGAAACGTTAGCCGTAGGAGCTGCTAGAGCAGAGATGTTAACGGATCCGTGGTCACCGTTAGCATGCCCATGTACGTGATTAGATCTTGCGTAAGCCGTACCACTACCATCAGAGTTAGTTGAGCCTAGAGATGCAACAGTGCCAAAAGTACCTGCAGTAGATACCCATCCGCTACCATTATTGTACTTAAGGGCAAGAGTATCAGTGTCATAGTATATTTGACCACCAACGTTAGCCAAGGCATTAGCGGAGGTAGTAGTTAGGTTTTGTACGATAACATTAAGTAATTGATTTTTATTTAAATCAATATTAGTTAGAAACTTACGCGACATTTTTATATCTCCTTAGGATAAATACGCTACACCAGAAAAGGCGGAAGAAAAGGTTAAAACCATTGTGTTGGCATCCGGGTATGAGTAGTCGCCTTCTACTACATTGTTTGCAGAATCTACTACGCTAACTTGAGGTCTATAGCCCAAGTTATGGACAATCGTCCAAACAGCTGCTGGAGTTCCCTGTACGTAGTCATACGTACCTCCAACAGGACCAGCAGGACCCGCAGGACCTGTAGCACCCGGTGAACCAGTAATACCAAACGTCCAAGAAGTGTAAGTGCCAGAACCATTAAGCAAAGTCACATTCACAGTCATAGACGTAGAACTGACTGCAGTAATAGTTCCCTCAACATAGATTGATGAAGTGTTACTGATACGGACACGTTGACCAACAACATAGGCGTGATACCCTAAAATGGTTGTCAAAACAAAGGTGCTAGGACCTGTTGCCATAGCAAAGGATGTCGTGGAAGTTACATCTGAATAGCCAGCACCAGTTGAACCACGTGAACCAGTGATTGTGACAGTTCCAGCATTCAATGCACCAGTGGAACCAGAAGTTTCTTGCATGTTCACAATCATTGTCGTGCCGGAGTATGAAGTTATGGGTCCAGCCATCCACCTCAAAGGGTTGGAAGCATCAGACACACGAACATACTGCCCAGCACTCAAAGACAACCCTGAAGCGACAGTGAAAGTCTTAGAACCTGTACCAATCGTGGTACCTGTGGCCACAGTAGAAGTAAGAACTGGGGCAGGCCCTGTAGCACCAGTGTCACCCTTAGGGCCAGTAGCTCCAGTAGCTCCAGTTTCCCCAGTAGCTCCAGTATTACCAGTAGGGCCTGGGGGACCGGAAGGACCAACCGCCCCTCCTTGCCCTGTCCCTACTGCCAAATCTCCTTGAGAAACCGTACTACCTGGGGTAACAACAATTACGTTAGGAGAAGATGGGGAGATAATAATTTCATCGCTCATCCTTGCCACCCTGGAGCGTATGGGTCATTGTTCTGGTTTGTAATTTGCTCGTCAACGATTACAGCGCCCTTTAGGTAGGTCTGTTCATACGTTGGGTCAATGTAGTACACAGTAGCTGCGTCAATCGTTGAAAGAGTTACTCCAGTATCTGGATCTGTAATAGAGTAGCCATCTGTATCAGTTGGCGTAGTTGTCGTGGAATTCTCTACATAGAAACTAGTTGCATCGAACACAGTGGCAATAAAGGTACCGTTGTAACCATTGTTAACAGTCTTATTTGCGCCGGTACCTACAGCTACGTTTGTAATAGTAACCTGTGAACCCGTAGTAAACCCGTGAGCAGATGCGGTGGTGTAAGTTACAAAGCCAGTTTTAGCTACAGTACCCTTATATCCAGGCTTAACAGCCGTAGCTGGAGTTGCATTAAGAGTTCTAATAGCCTTTTTGGTCATCTGGATATCCCAACGTCCACGGCTAGGAAGATCTGACGTTTGATCACTAGTAAGCGACAACTTAGCTTTACCGTTTGCAACATCCGTAATATTTACATTAAACGTTGCTAGCACTATATTTGCGCCCGAGTATGAACGAATCTGAGATAACAAGCTGTAATCTGTAAGAGAGAACGGGAAGTCAATAGTAACTTCAAAGGAATCCCCACGGTACAAGTTAATATCATAAGTTTGAACACTGCTTGTAGTCTGGTCCATGTACGTAGGTAGTGGAATATGTACACGCTGTGGATAGCCGTGATCGTCCAATTCTTGAGGACGATAGATAGGTACGTAACGGTTTGTACGCTGAGAGATCTTACGAACCGTGACAACTTCAATTCTGTGCAGACCCACACCCAACAATGTACATAGTTCACGGTACTGCTCTTTACGGTACTGAATCATCTCCATAAGCTGGCGGTAACGCTCAGAACGAGGGATACTTACGCCGTCTGGGGCCTGGATATCAATGTCATACGCAGCATCTGTCGCCAACGTAAACAAAGCCATAGTAGCTGCTAGCAAAACAATTGGGTATTCTTCAACCATTGGAAGATTACCTAGAGAGATCTTAGAGCCGTAGGCATTGGATTCCGTACCAGCGTGCTGTGCAAAAGCAATGTTGATGTAGTTCTGAATCTCAGCGTCAGTAAAGTATCTGTAGTAGGTTCCAGCTACGGTAATTACCGTATTAAGCGTAGGGGCCGTAGCAAGCGTCAGGAGGCCTGTGTGCTCCTCAATGGTACTCGTACTAGAGATATCCGTAGAACCGCTCTTAACGGTCATCTGAGCGCTGTCTACAGGGTATGTATCGGTAGTACCAGAAATGACCTTAAGATCGGTACCATTTATTGGGTAATGAGATAAGTTAAAAGTCTTCGTCACCCCATCACCTATAAAGGTCTCAATAAACGTCTTACCAACGTCAGTGATTTCACTTCTTAGGCGATTAGATAGGTCTGCAACAGTTGCCACGAATGTATCCTTTGCTAGCGACTACTAAATCCATTATCTATAAAATGCCCTAATTAATCTGTATAAAAAAGCTCGCACCTACGGGAGGGCGGTCGTAGGTGCGAGCGGTCTAACAAAGCCGACTAGAGGCGGTCGTACAAGTAGCCCTTTTCTTTCAAATGGTCTGCTACGTGCTTCTGGACCTTATACTTCTGTCCGGCCTTAAAACTGTAATGATTTCCGGCACCAATGGTAACCATATCCAAATCTTCTGCTACACGAATTACTGTAGTATCGTCAGCAAGGTCTACGCCTACGCTTTCTACTTCGTCAATAACGGTAGGCTGATCCGGCTTAACAGACACGTCAATTGTCTCTGTTTCCATGCGGGTTGCTTCAACGGCGTTTACCATTGAAAGTTCTTCGGCACGACGAGCTTGCTCGGTTGCCTGATCTTTGATCATCTGCTCGCGCTGACGACCTGTAACGTCTGTTACCTTAGCTTTTGTAGCCATTATATTCTCCTGATTAGTATCTCGGTATGTTTTGTTTAGTCTTGCGGGGTATTACCTGTGCTTTTTTTGATTTGCATGATAGCCAATAAATTCAGCGTCTGCATGGGACCTGTACCTAGAACCGGAAGGGCTTTCCGACCAAATTTTAGGACTAGTTCCTAAGAGTTCATGACCTCTATTTACATCTTTTCTAACATCATCTTCAGTACGTTCTGGGGCAGCTTGCCCTGGAAAAGCACTTCCTATACGTCCTTTTTGAGGATCTTGATTGTTAATTGGATGGGCCCGTAGGTATGCACCGAAAGAATCATCTGATGTAAAGTCAAAGTTCATAGTAGTTTCCTTTTAAGAATGAGAGGGGGAGGCCTTCAAACGCACTCCCCCTCTCAAAGGGGTTTTACTTAGTTGGTTTCTGCGATAACTACAGACTGATCGGTGATCAGGCCTAGACCGTAGATTGAGTACCAAGCAAGTGCGTGCTCACGACCGAAGTCAAGGATACCACCATCGCGCAGTTCAACTGGCAATGAGATAGCGTGACCGAAGGCGTTGTCACCAATGAAGATAGCTGAGTAGCGATCTGCTGA